AGCGTGTCCCACTGAATGTGTATTATCACCACGGCATGGATAAATTTGTAGGCAAGAAGTCTATCGGTACTGGCTACGTCAAGATGGACGATACAGGGCTTTGGTACGAAGCGCAGTTAGATATGGCTGATGAATACGGAAGCATGATTGCAAAGCTTTGCAAGCAAGGCAAGATGGGCTACTCGTCTGGTGCTGCTGGTCATATGGTAGAGCGCAAGAGCGTAGGCAAGGCAAGCGAGATTACCCGCTGGTGTATCGCTGAGGCAAGCATCACGCCTACACCTGCCGAGTACCGTAACAGTGTCAAGAGTTTGGAGGACATGTACAGCATGGAGCCGATGATGGAAGAAGAAGAGATGGTTATGGCTCCTATGCCTGAGCAATCCCCGGAAGAATACGCTGTGTCGGTCTTTGATGAGTCCGAGAGCGAGATGGTACACGAAGGGCTTGAAGCCTACTACGATGCGCTCTGCGGTGCTATCGAGATGGTAAGCGACCAAGCCATGGCAGATGCCATCATTGATGAATTTGCAAAACGTGCTAAGGCTTTGTTCGCCATGCACGGTGTCAAAAGCGTACAACCTGCATCTTTGCGGGGTGTCGAACGTCGGCTGCGGGATGCAGTCGGTCTATCACGGTCAAGTGCAAAACGCTTGGCTCCCGTTGTCTGGGACTCTCTGCGGGATGCAGACCAGCCGGAAGAGCAGCCGTCCATCGAAGTAAAGGCGCAAGCCACTGACATAGACGAACGCCAGGAACTGCTGGCTCGTCTGGAGATTCTTTCTCAACTATGAATATTGAACAACTGAACGCCAAGCGTGAATCGCTTCTGGCTACAGCCCGTGAGCTTGCTTCCGGTGATGGTGACCTCGCACAAGTCAAGAGCATCATGGCAGAAGCCAAGGGTATCGAAGAGCGTGTAGAAGCCATCAAGAGCCTTGGTGAGTTTGCACCAACAGCAAAGCCTGTAGCAGATGCACAGCCATGGAAGAGCGCCATCAATGTACAGCGCAATCCTTTCCACGGTAGCCAAGACGAGAAGAACCTCAAGGCTTACACCTTTGGTCAGTTCGCTCGTCACCTCGCCGGTGTCAAGTCCGCTACAAAGTGGCTTTCTGACAATGGACACCTCAAGTCACAAACTGAAGGCACAGACAGTGCTGGTGGTTACACGGTTCCAAACATCGTTTCATCGGATCTGATTTGGCTCCGTGAAATGTATGGTGTTGCTCGTCGCAACTCCCGCATCTACCCGATGTCCTCGGATACCTTGCTTGTTCCTTCCGCTACTGCATCGACCACGGTCTACTATGCATCTGAAGCAACAGCAATCACGGCATCCGACATCACCTTTGGTCAGGTAAGCCTTGCAGCCAAGAAGCTCGCAGTCCTCACGATTGCATCCAAGGAACTTGGCGAAGATACGGTCATTGACCTCGGTGCTGCTCTTGCTCGTGACATGGCTTATGCCATTGCTAAGGAAGAGGACAACGCTTGTTTCAACGGTGACGGTTCCGGCACCTATGGAAGCATCACTGGTATTCTCCGTGCTGTCTACGGCTTGAACGCAACTAAGGCTAACATCGCTGGTGTCGTTCTTGGAGCTGCTTTGTCTGGTGCATCGTTCTCAAACTTTACGCTTGCTAACTTCCAAGCAATGGTCGCAAAGTTGCCAACGTACGCAGACAATGCCAAGTGGTATATGCATAAGGATCTCTTCTTCAATGGCGTTGCTGATAAGCTCATCGCCCTTGGTGGAAACGCAATCCTTGACATCCAGAATGCATACACTTCTGCACCGACACTCTTTGGCTATCCAATCGAGTGGGTACAGAATATGCCTAAGGCTCCAGCTGCAACGACTCCTGTTGCTATCCTCGGTGACCTTACCAAGGGTGTCGCATTTGGTGACCGCCGTGCAATGACTGTCGAAGTCAGCGACCAAGTTAAGTTCGTTGAGGATGCTTTGACCTACAAGGCAACCGAGCGTTTCGCATTCAACGCACACGACGTTGGAAACGTAAACTCGGACGCTTCCTTGAAGGTTCCAGGTTCGCTCATCGTCCTCGCAACCACAACCGCTTCCTAAGCGTAGCCG